CCTGGCCGGCGCGCCCAGCAGCGACAGCCTCACCTACTCGACGGTCCAGGAGGACTCGAGGGCGTTCGTCCGGTTCGGGCTGCGCCCCAACATCGTGCGCCTCGAACAGGCCCTGTCGACGGTCCTACCCAGGGGGCAGTCGGCGTCGATCAACATCGACTCGTTCCTGCGGGCCGACACCCTGACCCGCTACCAGGCCCACCAGATCGCCCTCGCGGCCGGCTGGGTCACCATCGAAGAAGTCCGGCGTCTGGAAGGACTCCCAACATGACAAACGACATCATCATCCGAGCCCTGGCGGCCGACACCCTCGAGGTGCGAGAGTCCCCCGAGGGGCGACGCATCTGCGGCATCGCTGCACCGTTCGGCTCTGACTACGACGCCGGCGACTACGTCGAACGCTTCACACAGGGGGCGTTCACCAAGTCCATCGTCGAGCGCGGCGACAAGATTCCGCTCCTCGAGGCACACCGCCAGGACGCCATGCCGCTCGGCCGGGCCACAACCCTCGAGGAACGATCCGACGGCCTGTACGCCGAGTTCCTCGTCAGTCGAACGGGGCGAGGCGACGAAGCCCTGCAACTCGCCCGCGACGGTGTCATGCACTCGTTCAGCGTCGGGTTCGTACCGGTGCGCGACCACCGCCGCAAGACAGCCGACGGCCGTCCCCTCCTCGAACGCCAGGAGGTCAAGCTGCACCACGTCGGCCTCATCTCAGAGGTGCCCGCATACAACGACGCCAGGGTGCTCGCCGTGCGCGACTTCGACCCCGACGACGAAGAAGCCGCCCCGCTGCTGTCTGTCTGGCGAGCCCGCCTGCTCTAATCACACAACTGTCACGCCCTGTGGCTAATACTTAGAGGTACTGCGCCGAACCATGCGCCGCCGGTCGTGCCGGCACCCGTGGGACACCCAGATACCAACCCACCTACACGACCGGAGAAACACATGGACCTCCTCGACCAGCTCGTCGAGAAGCGTGCCGAGATTGCCGACACAATGTCGGGGATCTGCGACACCGCAGCCGACGAAGCCCGCGACCTGACCACCACCGAGGACGAGAACCTCAAGGCACTCCGCGAGGATGCCGAGAAGCTCGACACCAGGTGCGCCGAGCTGCGCGACATACAGCTCCGCAACGCCGAAGCCGCAGCCCTGCGCGCCGAGGTCACATCGACCCCCGAGGAAGCCGAAAAGGCAACCGAGGTGCGCGTCACCGCCGAGCCGCTGACGTACAGCGAAACGTCGACGACGTCGTTCTTCCGCGACCTCTACTCGAGCCAGATCCACCACGACCCGTCGGCGGGGGCGCGTATCGCCCGCCACGCAACCGAGATGGACGTCGAATACCGCGACGCCGGCACCGGAGCATTCGCCGGGCTCGTCGTTCCCCAGTACCTCACGCAGTTGGCCGCAGAGCTGGCACGCGCCGGGAGGCCATTCGCCAACCTGTGTACGTCGATGCCTCTCCCAGCTGATGGGATGACCATCAACATCTCACGCGTGACAACCGGTTCCACGGCCGCCGTCCAGGCGACTGAGAACTCGGCGGTCAGCGAACAGGACCTGGACGACACCCTGCTCACGCTCGACATTCGCACGATTGCCGGCCAGCAGGACGTGTCACGTCAGGCCCTGGACAGGGGCACAGGCATCGACGCAATCATCATGGCCGACCTGTCGGCTGCGATTGCCAGCGCCCTCGACCTGGGTTGCATCTACGGCGACGGCACCTCTGGTGCGCTGCTCGGATTGAACAACATCAGCGGCAAGAACGACGTGACATACACCGACGGCTCGCCGACGGTCGCCGAGTTCTACCCGAAGCTGATGGATGCGATCCAGCAGATCAACTCGAACCGGTACGCCGGCCCCGACCTGATCATCATGCACCCCAGGCGCGCCGCGTGGCTGTTCGCAGCCGTCGGGAGCGACTCGAGGCCGATTGTCCTGCCCACGGCAGGCGTCCCGTCGAACGCGATGGGCACCGGCCCGGTTGCCGGCTACGGCCTCAACGGCCTGCAGCTCGCCGGAATCCCAGTCGTGGCCGACGCGAACATCTCCACGGTGGGCGGCGCAGGCAGCGACGAGGACTCAGTGTTCGTCGTGCGACGTGCCGACATGCTGCTGTTCGAGAGCCCAGGTGCGCCGTCGATGGTCCGCATGGACCAGACGCTCGGCGGCCAGCTGACCATCAAGCTGGTTGCGTTCCAGTACGCCTGTGCTGTGTTCGGGCGCTACCCGACGGCAATCAGCAAGGTTTCCGGCACCGGCCTGGTCGCGCCGAGCTTCTAGGCCGGCCTACCAGGCTCCCCGCCGGCCCCCCCGGTAGGAGCATCGGTTCCCCGGCGGTCACTTCGGTGGCCGCCGGGGGCCGACCCACACAAAGGAGCAACATGGATTCCCTCTGGGAGAAGCAGGCACCGGCCCGCATCAAGAAGCCGGAGAAGGCTGCTGCGAAACCAGCAGCGAAGAAGGCCCCGGCGAAGGCGAAGGCGAAGGCGAAGAAGTAGCCCGTGGGCGACTATGTGGCTCTCAGCGAGCTCAAGACGGCCCTCGGCATCTCCGGTTCCGGCGACGACGACTTCCTGAACCTCGGCATCGACGCCGCCGAGCAGGCGATCAACGACCTGTGCGGCCGCAAGTTCACGGCCGACGGCTCGGCATCGGCTCGCACATACCGCGCACAGAGCTACCTCGCCGTAACCGACGACATCTCGACGCTGACCGGCCTGGTCGTCAAGACCGACACGTCGGCCGACGGCACGTTCGACACGACGTGGACGGCGTCGACCGACTACCAGGTCGAACCGCTGAACAACATCGCGAAGGGGCGCAGCGTCAACAACCTGCGTGCCATCGGGTCGTACACGTTCCCCGTGTACGGCGACGGCCAGGTCAGCGTCGAGGTAACCGCGAAGTGGGGGTGGCCGGCTGTGCCGGACACCGTGAAGCAAGCGGCGCTGATGCTCGCCTCGAGGCTGTATGGCCGCAAGGCATCGCCCATGGGCGTCATCGGCGTAGGCGACTTCGGCCCTGTCCGCATCTCGCGCTCAGATCCCGACATCGCGTTCTTGTTGATGGACTACAAGCGGGCCGGGTTGGCCTGACGATGGCCGACTACTCGGCGATCCGCGACGGAATCAAGACCCGCCTGGCGACGTCGTCGACGTTTATCCAGGTTGCCGACACCGCCCCGGACACGATCAGCCCGCCGTGTGCCATCGTCCTACCCGGCTCACCGGTCGTCGAATACCACCAGGCGTTCGGCAACGGCCTCGAGCGGTTCGTGTTCACCATCCTGGTACTGATGCAACGCTTCGACGTGGCCGCCCAGCAGGACCTCGTCGACGGCCTTATGTCGGGTGCCGGGTCGGTGCGGGCCCTCATCGAGGGCGACCTGACCCTCGGCGGCAACGCACAAACCTGCCAGGTGATGTCGGCGACCTCGTATGGGGCCGTCGACTTCAACGAAACCACATTCCTCGGATGCGAATGGACAACGGAGGTCTACGCAGCATGACCAAGAAGAAGAACGACTACACGGTCGTGGGAAACCACATCGTCCTGGGGCACGACCCCGGCACATCCTTCTCGTCGGATATGTCCGACGAGCAGGCCCAGCAGCTCATCGACGGCGGCCACCTGGCAGCCGGTAAAGGCCCCAAGGAGGCATAAAAAATGGCAGAGTTCATCGGAGGTGCTGGCGCAGCAGTCACTGTGAATAGCGTCGACCTCTCAGACCACATCACCCAGGCGTCGCTAGAGATCAACTACGACGACGTCGAAACCACCGCGTTCGGCGATACGACGCGGACACGCATCGCCGGCCTCGGCGACGCAACCGTAAACGTCACCTTCAACCAGGACTATGCGGCCTCAGAGGTCGACGCGACGCTGAACGGCATCGTCGGTACTGCAGTTGCCTTCGAGTTGACGCCCGAAGCCGGCGGAATCTCGGCCACCAACCCGAAGTATTCCGGGTCGTGCCTGATCACCAGCTACACGCCGATCTCAGCAGAGGTCGGATCGCTCGCGACGCTGTCGGTGTCGTGGCCGGTAACAGGGGCCATCACCAGGGCTACGTCCTAACCAGGAAGGGGGGCCAGTAATGCCCAAGGGAATGAGAGTCGACTTCGCCATCACGCACGACGGCGAAGCCCGAACCGTCACGGCGGGACCGGTGTCCATCGTCGCCTTCGAGCGCAAGTGGGGCGTCGGGTTCATCGCCATGATCAGCCAACCCCACGTCGAACACCTGGCGTGGCTGGCCCACGATGCGCTCCACAAGCAGGCCCTGGCCGGCAACGGCCCGGCGATCAAGCCGTTCGACGAGTGGCTTGCGGGCCTCGACGACATCCGCGTCGTCAACGAGGGCGACGAGCCGGTCCCTTTGGCTGGGACTCCCTGACCGTCCAGGTCGCCGCGTTGGCGGTGCGGACAGGGATCTCGCCGAGGGAGCTGTACGAGCTCGACGCCACGATGCTCGACGCGATGTGGCGGGTCCTGTCCTGGCAGGTCGACGAGCAGAAGAAGGCAGCAGACCAGGCGAAGTCGAGGAGGCGCAGGTGACAGTCAAACCGCTAAAGACAAACAAGAAGCTCACCGGCGACGTCGAGATCTTCGGCCTCAAGGAGATGCAGCGAGCCCTACGCAAGGCACCGCCGGAGACGAGGAAGCGCGTCAACGCCGGCTCGAAGGAGGTTGCCGAGCATGTCGTCAAGTTGATGAAGGTTCGCGCCAGGTCCGTTCCACACGCCCACCAGTACGAGCTCGTCGTGCCGTCGCTGCGTGCCATCGCCGGCCGTACCCCCCGAATGCGTATAGGTGGGACACGCAAGGCCCGCGTGTCGCGCAAGGCGCGCCCCTCTGTCGGCGAGTTCCTCCACGGCGTCGAGTTCGGCGGCCGCGCAAGGAAGCGCACCTCGAGGGGTGGTTCGACGATGCAGTTCGCACCTCACCGGGGACGGCGGGGGTACGTCATCTTCCCGACGATTGCCGCCTCCCATGAGTTCATCAAGAGGGAATACTCCCGCCAGATCGACAAAGTGCTGAGGGGCCTCTGATGGCATCACCGGTTCGTACCCTCACAGTCAACTTCGTTGGCAAGACGAAGGACCTCGACAAGGCGTTCAGGCGCGTGTCCAAGGGCTCGAGCCTCATGTCGGACAGGATGGCGCGGGCAGCGTCGATAGGCATGGGTGCGTTCGCAGGCATCGGCGCAGCCGTGGTCGGGGCAACAGCGGTGCTCAAGCCGATGATCGAAGCAGCCGCCGACGTCGACGAGTCCCTCTCCAAGAACCGCGTCCTGTTTGGCGACGCCGCCGCAGCTGCGGAACGGTTCGCCGAGGGCTCGGCTGAGGCGATCGGTATGTCGCGCCGCGAAGCCCTCGAGGCGGTCGGCGTGTTCGGTTCCCTGGCGCACGCAATGGGAATGCCCCAGGCCGAGGGCGTCGACCTGTCGGTCACGATGACGAAGCTCGCAGCGGACATGGCGAGCTTCGGCAACGTGTCCGTCGAGGAAACCCTGACCGCCCTCCAGGCCGGCCTCCGGGGCGAAGCCGAGCCGCTGCGCCGCTTCGGCGTGCTCCTCGACGCTGCAACGCTGAAGGCCAAGGCCCTCCAGATGGGCCTCATCGAGAACGAGAAGAAGGCCCTCACGCCGCAGGCCAAGGCGCTGGCCGCGTACGAAGTCATCCTCGAGCAGACGTTGATCCAACAGGACGACTTCATTCGGACCGCGGACGGCCTGGCCAACCAGCAGAAGATCCTCGCATCCACGTTCGACAACATCAGCGTCGAGATCGGCGAGAAGCTCCTGCCGGCGTTCAAGTCGATTGTCACGTTCCTCAACGAGGAGTTCATCCCCGCGTTCGAGGACGCCCTGGAGGACCCGTCGGTATACAACATCGCAGCGGGTTTCGGCTCAGTGCTGCACGCTGGGGTCAAGGCCGGCTGGATCGAGGGCGAAGCCGACAGCCCGATGATGCTCAACATCATCGAGATCCTGACCCTCGGCCCCGAGGACATCCGTCGCTTCATCGACGTTGGCTGGGATATCTTCACCGGCGTAAAGTCCGGCTGGGATGGCGCTGCCGAGTTCGACCCCCTGAACTTCGTCGACCCGGACGTGATGGCAGAGTTCGGGCAAAACCTCGAGGGCATGTTCGCTGAGATCGCTGCGAACTTCGGAGTCGACATATCCGACGTGGTGAACCGTGAGGGCAGGCGCAACGAGCCCCCCCTCGGCGGTGGCGGTGGCCCGTCGGATGCCGAGATTGCTGCAATGATCGACCAGGCGGCCGCAGAGCTCGGAGTGATCCTCGACATACACGACCCCGCAGCAGCCGACGCCGCCGCCCGTGCTGAGATGCAGGCCGCCCTCGACACCGCAGCAGCCGACGCGGCCGCAGCCGCAGCAGCCGACGCCGCCGCCCGTGCTGAGATGCAGGCCGCCCTCGAAGCTGCAGCGGCCGCTCTCACCGCCGCAGCGGCCGACGCCGCCGCCCGGCTGGAGATGCAGGCAGCCCTCGACACCGCCGCAGCCGAAGCCGAAGCCCTCGCAGCAGCCGCAGCCGCAGTCGACGCCGCAGCAGCTGATCGTGGATTCACCCCCGCCGTCCCCGTGGGAGTCGACGAGGGGGCCGACATATCCGCGTGGCTGTCAGGCGGCGGTGCTCAGGCTGGCATGTTCGGAGCCGCTCCAGCGGTCAACGTGACGATCAACGCACCGGCGGTCACCGGCAAGGAAGTCATCGACGCTATGGCCGAAGCGGTCAAGCAAAACGGACCATTCAGCCGTCAATGGGTCGGCCAGTGACGTGGCTACCGCTACTCACACCGTCAACATCTACCTCGACGGCCACTACCGAAACGTCACCGCCGACGTCCGCGCCGTCCAAATCTCCTACGGCCGACTGCGGGTCACCGACTCGTTTAGGGCCGGCAGCTGCCGCATAAGCCTCAACAACCAGGACAACGCCTACGGCCCCCTCGCAGGCGGCACATACGGCGACTCGCAATGGCTGAACGCAGAAGTGCGGGTAATGACGTCGATCAACTCCCCAGGCGTGGCGACAACCCTGTTCAGGGGCCGCATCGAGGACGTCGACACCCTGTACCCGAACTCGCGGGACTCAACGGTCATCGTCAAGTGCCTCGACGGCATGTCGCTCCTGGCACGCACCGAGCTCACCGACGTGTCGTTCTCCCAGGAGGTCGGCTCGGTGCGCTTCTCGGCGGTGCTCGACGACTCCCAGGTCGCCTACCCCGCACAACCCGGCTCCCCGACGACGGCAGACCCGACGACGCGAGACATCGACGCCTCGTCGGTCACGATGCAGGCCGCAGACATCGCGGAGCTCAACACGACGACGTACACCGAACGCCTCTCACAGTCCGAGGACGGCGCAATCTTCGTTCGGCACGGCAGCGCCGCCGGCGCTGCGGTCACCGCCGGCGACCGGGGCGACATCCTCACCTATAAGAAGCGGTACGCCGACTCGGGTGTCACCGGGCTGACGTTCGGGGCCGGCGACGGCACCGCCGCAGCCGAGCCGGCGTTCACCAACATCACGACCATGTTCGGCACCGAGCTCCTCTACACGCGGGGCGTCTACCAGCGAACCGGCGGCGACGACCAGATATTCGACGAGAACGTGTTCGGTCAACCCGCCTACGGGATACGCACCCTGGTGCGCCGCAACCTGCTCAACGACTCCGACGACGACGTGCTCACAGCCTGCAAGAACTTCGTGGCCCTGCACTCCACGCCTGCTCTCAGGGTGTCGAGTTTGGAGTGCAAGCCGTTGGCGCTCACCGACGCCCAGGCCGAGAAGGTCGCCAAGCTGACGATATTCGACGGCATCCGCGCCCAGTTCCAACCCATCGGAGCGGGCGCGGCAATGAACCAGGTGCTGCGCGTCGAATCCGTCACGCATGAGATCACGCCGAAGGACTGGACGATGCGCCTGGGCACGTCCGGCAGCGGCGACACCGTGTTCCTGATCCTCGACTCGGCCGACTTCGGCATCCTCAACACCAACAAGCTCGCACCGTAAGGAGACACCATGCCGGCACCAGCTGGTTTCAAGACATTTGTGGCCGGAGCGGTGCTCAGCGCCACCAGCGACGTGCAGGTGTACCTCATGGACCAGGTCTGCACCGTCTGGAATGACGCAGCGGCCCGCACGTCCGGCCTGGGCTCGCCGGCCGAGGGGCAGATGAGTTACCTGAAAGACACCGACAAGGTCTACACCTACGACGGTGCAGCCTGGGTGGAGCTCGGAGCATCCCCGGAGGACGCAAACACCATCATCGGCCTCGAAATGTTCCTGTAGGAGGACAACATGGCAACATACTCAAAGCGGCTCCTGAGCGGGTCAACGAACGGCAAGGGCATAAAGGTCGTCCAGACGGCCACAGCCGGGACGACGATCCACACCGCCGTATCAGGCGCGAGCGACTTCGACGAGCTGTGGATCTACGCCGTCAACTCCCACGGCAGCGACGTCAAACTCACCCTCGAATGGGGAGAGGCGACCGCCCCCGACGGCAACATCGAACAGATTGTGCCGTCTGAATCGGGCCTCATGCTCCTGGCCCCCGGCCTGCTCCTACAAAACAGCCTGGTGCTCAAGGCGTTCGCCGCCAACGCCAACGTCATCGTCGTTCACGGCTACTGCAACCGCATAACTGCCTGATGGGCGTGCGCTACGGGTCCAGGTCGAGGCCGGGGACAATGGTTTCGACGTGGCTCAACAGCCTTACGTCGGGGACACCTGCGCCTGTCGTCGCGGGCTACATCGGCGGCGGCACCTCGGGTAGCGCCACATCGACTGTGGACAAGATCCCGTTCGCCGACGACTCGATCTCCTCGCTCGCGCAGGGCCTCTCGGTGGCCCGCGAGGGCGTCGCAGGGGTCGGCAACAGCGGTACGGCGGGTTACGCCGGCGGCGGGTACAGCACCTCGACGACAGTAGACAAGTGGGTGTTCGCAGGCGATTCCCGAACGACGCTCGGCACTGGCCTGTCGGTTGGGCGGGGACAGTTGGCGTCGATGTCGAACAGCGGCACAGCGGGCTATTGGGCGGGCGGTACGGCGAGTGCCACGAAAAAGAACACCGTCGACAAACTCGACGTTTCAGACGACACATGGTCGGTGCTCGGCACTGGCCTGTCCGTTGCCCTTCGCCTGCTCGCAGGAATGGCGAACAGCGGTACGGCGGGCTATGTCGGCGGCGGGTACAACCCGTCTACAGACAACGTCGACAAGTTCCTGTTCTCCAACGATTCCCGCACCTCGTATGCGACGGGCCTGTCGGCTAACAACCACGGCCTCGGCGCGATGGCGAACAGCGGCACGGCGGGCTACTTCTGCGGCGGCGCGGGCGCTACCGACACCATCGACAAATGGACCTTCGCCTCTGATACGTCGGCGGCGCTCGGCACCGGCCTGGACACGGGCGTGGAGGGTCCGACCTGCATGGCGAACAGCGGCACGAAGGGCTACATCTGCGGCGGCCACGACGGCAGTGGATACGTCGACATCGTCCAGACTGTTACGTTCAGCGATGACTCGATCTCCACGCTCGGAATCACGCTGTCCGATGACAACGGCTTCGCCGCGGGCTTCGCAAACGAAGCAAGTTTGGGCGGGCCATGAACATCCTCGACGCAATCGCAGAAGTCCAACAGCCCCGCAGCCGCTACCAGTTGATCCACTTCGTGTTGGGTCAGCACGACACCGCGGAGATGCAGTTCTACCAGCTGTGCATCGAACTCCAGGACATGGGCTACAAGTTGCGGATGGCCGAACTGAACGTCAAAAAAACCGAGGTCGAGATCGCCCGCCTGGTGGAAACCGGCGACGAACTCGACGCAATCGAAGCCGAAGAAAAGCAGGTCGGCCTCGAACAGACCCAGATCGTCATGAGGGGTGCCCAGCGGGAGATCGCCATCTTGGAGGACATCTTCAACGAGTGCCAGCACTACACCCGTGACGAGATAGAACACGCACAGCCTGAGTATTGGCAGGCGCGCCTGACCCGCCAGACGAACCTGCAGATGATGTCGGGGAACGTCCAATGGGCGCAGTTGGATTCGATGCGACAGATCGGCCTACTGGACGATCTCGTTGAGGCACGCGAGGCCCAACTGGCCGAACAAGTGAAACTGGAGTTGGCCGAATGATGTACCTCAAATGGAAGCTGTCCCAGGGGACTTCGGGCACCGGCCCAGAAGGAGTGATCGGTGACCGCGGCGGCCACGCCGAAGCCTCATGGGCCGCCGACGCCGCCGGTTACCGCATTGGCTACCTCACCGCACCCGCGAACATCGACGGCCTCGAGGTCTGGGATGTCACGACCCAGACTGAAGCGCAGGCGCTCGCGTTCTGCCAGGCGATCTACGCCGACGCCGAGGTGCTACCCGACGGGCGCATCTCCGCGCCGCAACCCGATGTCCCCGAGTAACGACCTCGAGCTCCTCGAGGGCTACCGCGACGACGGCAACGAGAACGTCGCCGACCTCGACCCGCTGCTCGTCTGGCGGCTCGCCTCTGCGTACCGCACAAGCGACCTCCTCGCCGAAAAGCTCACCATCGAATCAGGCGTCAGAACCGTCCAGGAACAGACCTACCTTCATGACCGGTATCGGCACCACGGCGGGGTACTGGCCGCTGATCCGGCCCGCATCATCGGCGTCGGTTCCGGCGGCACCTGGAAAGGCTCCTACCACATGGCCCAGGCGTCGGGCCTCGGGTACGCCGTCGACCTCACCCACCACGGCCTCGCCTCCTGGTCGGACATCACCAGGGTGCTCAAAGGGTGGGGATTGCATCGAACGGTCGCCGGGGAACCGTGGCACTACCAGGCACAGACCGTCGACGGTCCCCTAGAGGGGCCGTTTCCCGAATGGTGGAAAGGTGAACAGCCCGTGGAAGATGACACAGTCGATTGGCTTCGCACCATCGAGGCAATCATGCACGCCGGCGACCAGGTGGCGGCCAACCCTGTCCGCAAGGGCAGCCGCGGCGATGAAGTCGCCATCATCCAGGCGCACCTCACCCTGGCCGGGTTTCCCCTGGGGACGGTCGACGGCGTCGCCGGCAAACGCACAGACAAGGCGATCGAGGACTACCAGGCGCTCAATGCTCTAACCATCGACGGCATCGTCGGCATCAACACCTGGAACCGCTTATGGAGGACAACGTGAACGACATTCTGGTCAGGGCAGGCAAGACATGGCTGCAGACGTTCGTCGGCCTGCTGGTCGCCTCGTGGGCGTCCCGCACCATCAATATCGAGACACTCGACCCGCTCCAGGAGCTCTCGACCATCGCAGGGCTCGCGTTCGCTTCCATCCCGGCCGCCGTGAGCGCCCTTCAGAACAGCCTCAAGTTGGCGAAGCCCGGTGCCTGAGCTCGTCGCCTCTGTAGGCATCATCGCCGCGGCGACCATCTCGGCCATCTCCGCTGTCCTCGTCGCACGCCTCCGACTCGACTACCGGACACAAAACGGCACGCAGGTCGACCTCCTCCGCGAGATCAACCGCCGCACGACCCGCATCGAGGAACGCGTCAACGACCACGGCGAACGCATCGCCACCATCGAGGGCCGACAAGCGGCGCAATAGTGGAAAAGGCTACGAAGCTGATCGCAGCCGCCGCAGCGTTGGCGGTCGCGTTGGGCGGCCTCGCGGCCGCGTTCGGCTTCGGCAGCGACCCCTCGCCGACCGGAACGGTCATCGTGCTGAACAGCCCGGAGGCATATGCCAAC